GCGGTGTTGAGACGAATGGGACTTTTAACTCTGGTGACTTCGGTCACTATGCGAGTTATAGGTCTTATACCGGCTCGACCACCCCTGGTTACATGTCGATGTCCAGACGTACAAAGAAAAAACTTGAGTTTCTCGATCACTCTGTCTATACTCAGCGCGACTACAGCATTATGCCATATAAAGAGCGGCAGGATTCTGGTACTGGTTTAAATAACACCATCCAGCTAACTGCTACCTATAATATAGCGAATTCTGTGATCGTTGCCTCTAACCCTTCACCCAGCCATCTTGCTGAGGCTTACGTGAAGGCCCGCGCTCGGTTAGCTGAGAAGGTCAATGCCATGTCTGTGAACCTCGCCCAAGCGGGTGGTGAACGCAGACAGACAGCTGATCTTCTCGTATCTACTGCTAATCGAATCGTCGGGGCAGCCAGGGCTCTACGCCACGGCCGACTTAGGGAATTCGTCACCGCTCTTGAGCTACCGGCCGGTAAACGGCCGTCAGCGAAGGAGTGGGAGCGAGTCACTAGGACGCCAGTACATAAACGACTAGCCAATCATTGGCTTGAGTATCAGTACGGCTGGAAGCCTTTACTACAGGACGCATTCGGTGTTGCCGAACTGTTGTCGAGTCATCTCGCAACAGATCGATACAACATCGGAAGTCGTTCTTCTGGTTCTGCTGAATTAGTAGCCACTTCCGGTGATCTCACGACCACTCGGACTTGGCTTAAGAAACAGACTAGGACCAGAATGTCCCTGACCTACCGTCTTGAAGACGCAGGTCGGGCCGTCTTGGCTCAGACGGGTATCAGCAATCCCGCGTTACTTGCGTGGGAATTACTTCCTTATTCTTTTGTCGTTGATTGGTTTGTACCTATCGGAAATTATCTGCAAGCCCTTGATGCTTTCAATGGGTTTACATTTGTTTCCGGATGGGTCGTCAATTCAACTAAACAAGAGTATTCGGAATACCGCAACAGTGCAGTAAAGTCGTGGAGTGGCAACATCTGGACAATAACGACGATTCTACATGCTTCATCATCCTCACGGTCTCAGTATAATCGGACTCGCCTTTCAGGTTTTCCACCTGTAGGCAAGCTGACTATTCATAGTCCGGTAGGAGGTGATCCTGTGAATCGTTTTTATACAGCTGCTGCCCTTTTAACTCAACTGTTCAAGTAACTGTTAACTCAACCAACGGTCTTTCAGAAGATCAAACCTCGGAGAAATCCAAATAATGGCTGCTCAAGGCAACCTGGTGCTCGCCAATGGCGAAGCTACCCCCGTGAACAAGACGTTCAGCCCTCGCGGCGTCCGCCAAGACGCTGCTGTCGGTATGCTTGCATCTTATGCAGACATCACCGGCGGCATCGCCATTGGGTTCCCGACGGTCACACTCAGTGTGCGATCGTCGGCATCCAAAACAGACGTCGATAAGAGGGTCATGACTCCAGTGTTGGAAGTGGTTTCCGGGTCTGATGGGGGTTATACCCCGTCGCCGAAAGTCGCTTACACTCTAATGAGTCGTGAGCAGTTCGTCTTGCCCGCGCGTAGTACGACGGCAGAACGCAAAAATATTCTTGCTTTCAGCAAGAACATGAATGCGGATGCAGTCATGCAAAACGCGGTGTGGAACCTCGAAGCCGTCTGGTAGCTATCTGAAGGAGTTTTAATTTCATGAACTCAGTTCTGAAATCGCATTTCTTGTCCACAATCGATCCGTCTTGGGAAGACGGAGAATTTGGAACAGTAGTGGCATGCTACGTTCGTTATATTTCCAGCGATGGAACGATAACGGAACAGCAATTCAAAGAGAAGGCCTGGTACAGGCCTGTCTATGAAAAATACCGTTTACTGTATCAAGCGATGCGCGACTTCTTCGTACAGATAGACGCCAGCACGAACAGGGACCTCTCCCACTATCAGAACTACAAAGTAATGAGCAAGTACCTTACATTTGCATACCGTGAGGCAGCAAAAGGTAATCAATATCTTGACCATTGCTATTTGGAGTTTGATAAGAGGAGGGCCCCTGACGACAGACTTGGCTGCTGTATCACCATCATTGGTGGTGGAGCTGGCCATGAAAAATAATGGCAAAGGCTCAGGTTCTTTTCGTGGTATGGATCCTTCCACACCCTTAAAGGACTTTACTGATGACATTATTTCTCGTTTTCTTACTGATTGTCAGCATCCACTTGCTAGCCGTCTACTTGACTGTTTTCGCAAGAAAGAGTACAAGGAGCTTACCGCTTCTCGTATCGATCCTGCGGATTACGGTTGTAGCCACGACTTTGCTGTGGACTATCTCCTCACCAGCTTTCTTAAAAAATTCCGAGATTTCGATCTCGGAATTAATCGAGAAGCTGCTGCATTCCAGAAATGGCTTGTAGCTGAGGAGAGCTGTAGTACGACCAATTACTTTTTCCGAACTTTGTGGTCGGGGGGGAGTAACCCTTTCCCTTTCCGTGTTCATCAAGGTATTTCCCTGATGCAACAGAAAATCTCACAAATATTAGGAGAAGTTGACTGGTCGTTTATCAGAGAGAA